TTAGAGTCCAAGATGATGTAGGACTTTCTCTCCAATCTTTTTTCCATAAATTACTTTGTCCATATTCTTGTGCATAGTTTAAGAAGTCATCGTATGCCTTTGTGACAGACTGTGCTCTTGCTATGATCTTTTCATCGTCAAGGATAGAGTCAATGACTTCAGAAGGATCTGAATACACGTTCTTAATGATGTATGTATATGATTGACTATGAATCATCTCCATAAACTGCCACACATTCATAGCAGACTCTAGTTCTGGTAAAGATACCCAAGGCATAAATGCCATCCCAGGTCCTCTACCCTGTACAGAGTCTAAAAGTATTTGATACTTTAAGTTACTTGTAAAGATATGTTTTTGTGGTTCAGTTAGTGTAGGGTAATCACTTCTATCTTTCTGTAGAGATACCTCCTCTGGTCTCCAGAAGTATCCTAACTGTTGTTGTGTTAGTTTTTCAAAGACAGGATACTTTTGTTTATCGTATCTCTGTACACCTAGAGGTTCTCCAAAGAACATAGGTTGTTTTGTATGATCGTGTTTGTGCTTATTAAAAACAGTTACCCCTTTGATTGTTGTATCATCTTCAGAGTTAAGTTTAAACTTTGCAACTGTCACAGTCTTCCTCCAGTTCTAGTGAATTTAATAGATCATCAAGTGCAGGAGAATTCATTGGTACAACCACTCCTTGTGGAATGATTGGATCTTCGATATCCTTCTTCGCATCATATGTATTGTGATAATAAGATGTCTTCCAACCATACTTGTAGGTTGTTAGAAGATCAAGCATCATAACATCCATTGGTACTTCATTATCTTCGTAGTTCTCTGGATTGTAACTCCAGTTTCCACTGATACCTTGGTCAAAGAATTTTTGCATTACTGCAACAACTTTGATGTAACCCTCGTTAGATGGCATATCCCACAACAAAGTATATTTAGTTTTTAGATGAGGGTAACCAGGCACTATTTGTTTGAGAGGTCCTTTCTTAGACTTCTTAATGGACAAGTATGCTCTAGGAGGTTCAATTCCGTTTGTGGCATTTGACACAATGGAACTGCTCTCCGAAGGCATTTGTGCGGACAGAGTGCTGTGCCTGAGTCCGAACTCTTTGATAGAATCCCTAAGAGATGACCAATCATACTTGAGTGGGAAGTTTGTTATTTGATCTACGTCTTCCTTGTAAGTATCTATTGGTAATATTCCATCGGCATATTTAGTACGGTAGAAATCATCACAAGCACCCTTCTCTTGTGCAAGTTGATTGCTTGCTTTGAGTAAGAAGTATTGGAATGCTTCTGTTAGTTCGTGTGTAAGATCATATGCCTTCTGATCGTTGTACTTAACACCGTTCTTAGCGAAGTAATGTGCAAGACCAATAAAACCTACACCCAATGATCTACGTGCCAATGTGCTGCGTTCTGCTGCCTTTACAGGATACTCTTGATAATCAATAATTTCTTCAAGACCACGTACTGCAAGGTCACATAGTTCTTCTAACTGACTTGGTTGTGTAATTTTACCTACGTTGATAGCAGATAGAATACACAAAGCAATCTCACCACCATCATCATCGATGTGTTGGATGGGTTCTGTAGGTAGAGTGATCTCTTGACAGAGGTTAGACATACTAACCTTGTCTTTGAATGAGGAGTGAGAGTTACAATGATCGATATTCATAATGTAAATACGACCTGTCTCTGATCTCTCCTTCATAATACTATGGAAGAGTTCGTGTGCTTCAATAGTTTTTCTTGGAATGTCTAAGTTTGATTCATACTTCTCATACATTTCATCAAACTCAGGAGTACCATACGCTTCATACAAACAAGGTACATCGTGTGGAGAGAAGAGACTTATAGTATCATTAGCAATATACCTCTGGTAAAAGAGGGAACTAATCTGAATACTATAGTCTAGTTTTCTTACACGGTTATCTTCTGTTCCTTTATTATTCTTGAGAACAATTATATCTTCTATTTCTTGGTGCCAGATTGGGAAGTGGACAGTTGCTGATCCACCTCTGATGCCATTTTGAGTGCAGCATCTGACAGTTGCTTCAAACTTTTTGAGGAAAGGGATAACACCTGTGTGTTGAACTTCACCACCCCTGATTTTACTGTTGATCGCACGGATCCTACCTGCATTGATACCGATTCCAGCCCTCTGTGCGACATATTTGCCAATAGCCATATCGCTAGAAAAGATACCATCGAGGGTGTCATCAACATCAACCAGAACACAAGATGCAAATTGACGCAACGGTGTTCTGACCCCTGCGAGCACTGGTGTTGGGACGTTGATTTTCCCTTTGGAGGTTGCGTTGTAGTATCGTCTGACATAATCGAGTCTCGTTTCTGGTGGGTAGTTTTGGAATAAAGTTGCTGCTACCATTATGTACATATACTGAGGTGTCTCATAGAGTTCTCCTGTACTTCTATCCTGTACAAGATACTTGTCTACAATCTGACGTAAACCAGCATAGGTAAAAATGTAATCACGTTCGTGATCAATAAAGGAATCAAGTTGACTCCATTCTTCGTCTGAATATTTATTTAAAATGCTGTTATCATACACTCCATCTTGTGAGCATTTCTCTACGTGAGTCTTGAGAGGTGTCTTACCTTTCATCCACTCAGGAAACACTTGCTTTTGTATTGTGTATAGAAGAAGTCTAGCAGCAACGTATTGATAGTTAGGTGTCTCTTCACTTATAAGATCACTAGCAGCACGTATAAGAATGTTTTGTATATCCTCAGACTTGATACCATCAGTGAACTGAAGATTAGATGACATCTCTACCTGAGATGCACTTGTTCCTGCGAGTCCCTCACAGGCAAACTCAACCATTTTATGAATTTTATCTAGGTTAAGAGGTTCGGTTGTACCGTTCCTTTTAATTACATTCATACCTTCTTCCATTTAGATAGTTTTAATTTTGCTTGTAGTCCAGAATAACAGTTAGATTCTACAAGACTTTTTACATTATGTCCAGCGAGAGACATTTCGTTTATGTCCTTTTGCACAACGTTAGTTGGCCAAATGACTACCTTATCTCCTGCATCGATCTGTTTGGAGATTCTGTCGGTGATTTCTCGACTACGTGGTTCGTTATCAAAAACCCAAATATAATTGCTCCAACCAAGCGTCCGAATATTAATATCGGAGCCGCACATAGCAACCGAGTTTTCCAAGAAGAGACTGTCGATTGGTCCTTCTGTGATGTAGATAGGGTCATTAGTTTTTACGTTATCGAGTCCAAAAAGTTTTGGTTTAGTTTGATCAAATATGATCGTGATGTATCTCATCTTCGCATTGGGAAGCAGAGACCTACCTTGTATCCCAAACCATTTACCAGATTCATCTGCTAAAGGAATGATGATGCGAGGTTTGTCATTTGATAAGTCATCAAAGGTTTGCTTCTCAGAGTTTACATACTTTTTAAACTCTTCAGCATAGTACAGACGCTTCAGTTTTTCGTCAGGAATCTGTCTTGATTCCAGATATTTTCTCGCAGGATGTTCTTTATTTAGCGATAAAATATTTGGCAACTTGGTGCCTGTATTAAAGGTCGGTGTTGATTTGAACAACTCAGGTTTAGGGTCTGGTACACGTGTACTTTTACCTGTAAATCCTTCTTTGTATCGTTCTAATACATATTCATCATAAAGATCTCTTGCGTTGTCTTTTAAGAAATTTGATAGAGTCCTTCCTACACCGCAGTTGTGACATTTAAAGATAAGATCTTGCCCTTTCGCAAAAAAATAACCTCTCGCTTTAGACTTATGTTTCTTACTGTCACCACAATAAGGACATCTAAAATTGTAGAGGTCTGGTTTCTTTTCTTTAAATTTATCTAGTCTGCTTCCTACAATACGAGCATACTTAGTCTCGATGTAACTCAAGAATCATTACAAAATTACTTGTTTATACTACTCGATGCTGATCCGTTTGTCAATATAGGTGTGATAATCTTTTGTCCTACTGGACTTACAAGGAATGATATGATACTGAGTGCTCCAAATATACTCCACATCTTCTTCTCCATAGTTCTGAGTCTCTCATCTACCTTTCTTATATCTCTCTCACATCCTTTCTTGATAGCATCTGTCTCTCTATTAACATCAGCAGACAATCTGTCTATCTTCTCAAACAATACTTCGTCTATCTTATCTTGCTTATCTAACTTCTCATTATGCACAGCAAGAAGTTGACCCATCTTCACACTGTTTTCTTGAAGAGTGTCAACGACTTTCTCTAGTCTTTCTATTATTGCTGTGTTGAGGTCTGACATTACATCGCTGCTTGACGTTTATTCCAATAAAAATCTCTCACTCCTTGAGGTAATAACCTAGTGATTTTAATATTTTTCAACTGCTCTGGTCTATAAATCTTTCTTAACTGAAGTTTTACATCCGAAGGATTCTTGGCATAGTATATAAATTCGATCTTTCCATCATCAATACTTACGTAGAAGGATAGGTACTTAGGATCGTATGCTTCTTTCATAGAAGGCACTCTACAATCTACCTGATTGACACCATCTTTAGACTTCTTACACTTAAATTTATACTTTCCCTTACTTTTAACTTTTGCAGTACCACCTAAAGGTTGATCCAATCCTGCTACAGGTCCATTATCATCTGCCTCTGATGATAGTCCTGCTGCCTCTCCAGTGCTACCTGTACTCATCGTAGGTGCTTCTTCCTTATGTACTTCACCTTTCATCAAGTCACCGTTAGGCATCACGTGCATACCTTTTGGTATTGGTTTACATTTCTGTCCTTCTCTACACCAGTATTCACCTTTACCACACGCTTCTTTACTTTCTTTTGTGACTCCTGCTCTACTTCTTTCTTTCTCAGCAAAAGATTTAATAACTGCTTTTAGTATTGCACGTTTACCATAAGGATTACTCTTTCTTCCAAGAGGAATTTTTTTATCTGTCTTCATTGCAATCTCATCTAACGCTTCTTCTTTATATGCTTGCACTCTAGTCTTACCAATAATATATTTTGGATCGTTCTTCATTGCTTTTTGTGCATCTGCTTCATCATTTTTATTCACATTTATAATTGTCTTACCACCTTTTTTAGTTTTGGTATGTGCAATATTACCCATCTCTTCATTGCACTTCCACTTGTCCAACGCTAGTTTTTTACGAGTTGGTTTACCATCTTTCATCATAGGTCCTTTGACACCACTCATACGAGCACAGAATGATCTCTTACGAGGACCTCCTTCTGGTTGTGGTGCTTTCAAATCTGAACCAGGATTCTCTCTTTCATATGACTTTCTTCCTTTCTCGTTCAACCCACCAGTTTTATTCTTACCTTCCTTACGTTGCCACGCAGCAGTCTTTGCTTCCTCTATCTTCTCAGGTAGACCCTTATGTTTAGTCTTTGCAAATTTTCTTACGTCTTTCTTGCTCATATTCTTCGCAGCATCCTTCAACTCAGGAGATGGATTCTTCATCTCTCCTTTTTGGGTGGCACGTACCATACCCATAAATCTTTGTTGTGCTACTGACTTTGCTGGCATTACAGTTCAGTTAATTGTTTAGCAATGATTGGATCGATCTCTACGAAATCTAAAGAACCACAGGGTTCTGGATATCTATTCAGATATACCAAATATGTTTTTAGTATATCCCAGTATTGCCTATCAATTTTGTATACCAATAGAGGTATCGCTGCTTCACCAAATACATTGAACAATACTATAAGATGATTAATAATAAGATGATTACGTAATGCCCCAGTTTTTATGTACCTACCGAACAGTCTCTTCAGATATTTGAACCTCATCATATCTTCTAAGAAGTCATCATAAGTTACAGACTGGGGATTATCGTAATGTTTCATTGCAAAGAACATAAAGTTCTCTGCATTTAATGTATCAATTCTCATACCAAAGGGTTAAGGGTTCGGTTTATGAACCGAATGTTATTGTAGCAGCACCGTTAGTGTACTTAGTGATAGCACCTTTACTTGTGTTAATCACACAACGATACTTGTAACCATCTAGTGCATCACTAGCAAGTCCACTGTATGCAAGAGTTGCAGTTGTGAAGTCAGCGTATGTGATACCAGTGTCAAGTGAAGCACTTACATCTACCCAACGAGTAGTAGCAGTTGCTGTCTGACGTTGCCACTTGTATGTGATAGTACCTGATTGATCCACTGTTGCAGCAGCAGCGAATGTTCCAGCACCACTAGATGAAGTAGAATTAGCAGGTTGTGTACCAACTGTGATAGTTTCTAGTACGTCTGCTGCTAATGTATCATCAGCATCGTCACCAGATGTTCCTACAGCAACCTTCATAGGTACAAGACACTCTGCCTTATGCTTTGCTGTACCGTTATATGTTTGATAAGTGCGATACAACCACCAGCCAGGTCCTGATATGCCACGTGTTTTGTTAGATGCAATACCATCTTCAGTTGTGTCAACAAACACAAGATCGTATGAGTTGCTATCTCCACCTTTAATTACATATTCTGCAACTGATTTAGGTGGTGTTCTTCTTACAACAGATGCAGCAGCAACAGTTGCTGTAGATCCTGCATATGCTTTGTGTAGTTCAATCGATGTTGTGCTTGTTACAACTTTTACAATGTAAGCGACGGAAGAAATTTCCAACACGTCACCAACAACAACGGTATCTCCAGCATTTTTCGTTACAGTAGCGTCGCCATTGACAACACCTATTGTATTACTAAATGCAGCAGCGTCAATTTTTCCGACGACAGACATTTAATTGTTCTCCAAATAATGTTCTTTTTCTATAATTTATTTATAAAAACAAGAACACCGTTAGGTTAGCGACTCTGAAGTGCTTCCTTAACGGTCTCTAGGAGTTTATCATCTGCTGATGTTTTTGTCATCTTGACTGCCTTACCAAGGATTACAAGGCATAGGTCAATTAATTTGTCACCAAGTTCAGCATCATCTGGAATCTTAGCTACTGCATCACCAATAATTTTAGATGCAAATGGAAGTAGAAAGGAAAACATAGTCCTTCATAATAAGTTTACTACTGTATATATGCTACTTGTCTGCTTTAAATTTACCGTCCTTGACGTAACCCCACTTTCCTTTACTTAATGCTTTGACACCTTTCTTTGGATCTCTCTTCGATGACTCTGTTCTCTTCTTGTTTATCTCATCTCTAAACTTCTTCCAGTCTTTACCTACCTTCTTCTTACCGTGTTGCATCACGAGTTTCTTTTTTTCATTATCATCTTTGTTCTGAGCAGCAGCTTTCCTAGCTTTCTGATCAGTGTAAAAAGATAATGCTCGTTCTTTTAACATCGGATTCTCGTAGAATGCGTCAGGTAATACCTTCATCTATACAGGTTTACAGTCTGGAACTGCCCTGCCATCCTTCATCTTAGTTCCTGTTGCTTTGTAACCTTTCCAACAAGACTTCTTCTTAGGATCTCTCCCAATGTTTTTACGTGCTGTAGCTAGTGTTGCTTCAGACATATCAGGTGCAGATGCGGATGCTGGTTCCTGTCCTGCTTTGAATTTCTTAAAGGATTGCACTTTCTTTTTCTTATCGTCAGTTTTATTTAGCTTATTTTTCTTGCCAAATGCTGCCATAGGACCTGATGGTTTACCTGATCCTCTGTACAAACCATATGACATACCCTCTGCCTTATATCCTTTATGGTGCATTCTTACTCCAGCTTCAGTTCTATAGGTTTCATTTTCCATTCTTCCACCTCTTGTCCCTGCTCTTCTCTGACGATTTCTCTCTGCTGCTCTCTTTGCTGCTGCCTTTCTATTTCTATCGTATGAAGACATTGCTTCATCAATGTTTGTTTCTTCGTGAGTAAATTTCATACCTTTAGTTGCTTTGTCTTTAAGTGCTTGACGTTTTTTAGGATCCATATTCTTAACATATTTTTTATATGCTTCAGATCCATATCCTTTTAAGTCACCTTTCTTAGGTCCTGTATACACTGCTTCATCAACAAACTTGACAGGCATTGATACTGTTCCTTTACCTGGTACGTACTTTGTAGTTCTAGGTTTCTTAGGATCGTCACTCTTAAAGTCCTTATGAATCTTAGAGTATTCCTTTTTAGTCATCTTCAATTCTTCTTTCTGCAACTTATCACTTGCATCTAGTACACCTTTGTGTCTCTTCTGCATCTTCTTATAGTCACCTTTGATAGCACTGGTTCCTATCTCGGTAGCTGCTTTCTTAACATAAGATCCATATGTCTTCTTGCTAAGTTCATTTACCATTACCTTGTCTGCTGGTCTTGCTGCTGCTGGTTTCTGTGTCTGTTCACCGTATGTAATACAAGGATCTTGACCACATCCACAGTTCTTCTTACACATATCTTTAGCAACAGTGCCTTCACCTACCATCTTCTTAGCAAGTTTAGAAAAATGCTTGAGTCTCTTTTCACCTTTTAGTTTGTTTCCTTTTCTAACTGACGATGCTACAGGTGACTCACCAGTTTTAGGATCGATGTCATACATACCTTCTGACATCTTTTTCTTTGCTGCTTCTCTCTTTGCCTTAGTCTTAGCAAGTATTCTTTCTCTTGCAGCGTCTGCTTCTTTCTTTGAGATTAGTTTTATTGCACCTAACTTTGCTGCTGGTTTACCTGGTTCATATCCAACACCAGATCCACTATCCATTGCTTCTGCTGTAAACTCTTCTTTTTTCGTCTTTGCTAGATATCTTGCCATAGCAGGAGATGGTTTATAATCTGATATCGGAGTATCTTTTACTGCTTTTCTTTTTGCTATCTTTTCTTGTGCTCTTTTTACCCTCTCTCTTCTACCTACTTCATCCCCTCTATCAGCACGACCACCCGAAGATGATCCACCAAACATCTCATCTACTGTAAACTGTTCTGTCCTGTTGTCATTATTATTTTTATCAGACCACTTTACAGGTTTCATTTTGTCTTCTCTTTTCTGAGTGCTACCTTTTACACCTCTCCCTGCTTTATGTTCTGCTGTTCTTTTATCTATTGCTTCACCTCTTTTCTCAGTTTGACCTAACCTTGCAGCGTTGTTGCCACCGTAACCAAACCTCCTCATATTTCTTACGGATGCTTTACCAAAATTAGAACGACCACCTTCTTGTGATTTCTCTTGTAATGTTTCTTCACCCATAATCTTTCCCCCAGATTTTTTGATTTTAGATTTAACAATGTCGAGTGCAGTTACACCCTTACCATATTTTTTCTCTGCCTGTTTTTGATAGACAGTTTTACCCTTAACTTTGTCTGCCCTTCTATAAGGTTGAGTAGTAGCATCTGACTTCTTTGGTGATGAAGGATCACCACCCGCCATAGCAATGCGATCTTTAACGTGGTCGTATGCTTCTTCTCTCATTGTTTTAGTGCTTGTGACTCTCAGCGATAACTGTTTCTAGTTCGTCAACAGATACCATACTATGTAGAGTGTCAGACTCATCGATGATGTCATAATGTGTAACTAAATGTGTGTTACCATCTGCATCAGGTTGCTCCATCTCAACTAAAGTATGTGCTTCTGGTACAGTCTTACATAAACCTAACTCAGCGTGCTCAACATACTTAGCACAGATGTGGGTCTTCTTACCCATTGCTTTTGATACAGTCTTTCTTTTGTTAAGAAGATACTTATCACTATCATCGTGATCTCCATCGTTGTCGATGTCCTTATCTTCTTTACCAACTGGGTCTAATTTCTTCGCTGCTTCTTTTAAGTCAGCAATTTGTTGTGCAATCAGTTGGCGAATGGTTGTTGATTCTTCTGACATAATCTGATCCTTTTTGGGGTTGACAATAACTTTAGTTTTTTTGGGTTTTTTAGGCATTAGAAGTTGGGGAACTCTTTTTTAAAAGCATCGGATGCTTCCTTATGCTTACCAGCATTTGTGAGTTTCTTAATGTCTTGGAGTTTAGCACGCTTCTTTAATTGTTCAGGTGTTGCTTCCTCCTGTAGTCCTAACCTCTCTCTCCAAGAGGCAGATGTAGGATCTTTTAATTCTTCTCTGTCCTTCTCAAATGTTTCTTGCATTGCCAATAATCTACGGACTTTATCTACTTTTGTTTCTTCCAAATTTTCTTCTCCTTCGATGGGATGTTCGATAACGTTGCCATCAGCATCTTTCTCGTGATGTTCTGCTACCGTTTCTTCTTTTTGTACTACGTTTGTGCCAGTACCTTCGACTCCACCTTTGTATCCTGCTTTCTTAGCATCACCTTTTGCTTCTATAGACTTCATAGCAGCAGATGTTGATCCTTCAGTGGATGGTTTTTCTTTTGGTGTTTCGATCTTACCACTAGCAGCAGATGGTTTTGCTTTGATAGTATTTGCTAGTGCGGTTTCTAGGACTATTTCAGCAATCTCACGCTGAGTTTTACCTGTCAATCTCTCATTGATATATGTTTGTACAGCATCACCTTCGTAGTTATGCTGTGCATACTCGACAACATAAGTTACTGTTTGTACATCTGTAGGATTATACTTGATGAGCTTCTGTGCTAAATTTAGATCCATTTGACCAAAACTGATAAGACTATTTAGTGGTTACTTGTTTTTTGAAGTCTGAAAACTTCTTGACTGATTGACCAGGTGTCATTGCTTGTACAGCAGCTCTGATAGTATCTTGACCAACTTTCCAATCGTTGCCAGTACCACCATCATCTGCTGATGGGTGTTTTTCTACCACTTCATTTAATGAAGTCAACCAACAGTTAAATTCCCAGTTGTGTTCATCTCTAAAGATGACGTAGTTTGTACCACGGTAAACTACTTCTCCACGTACTCCTGTGTCAGCGTGTTCTACGAGTGTGCCCAATGAGAATATCTCACCAGATATATATGCTTCTCGTAGATCATCTTGTGCAAGTTTAGGTGCAATCTTCCACAGTTCTGTGACCTGTTCTTCCTCTGGTTCGTCCTTTATACCCATCGCCATACGTAGTTCTTCCATCAATTTTTTACCATTAGAGAATCCTTTTGGTAATCCTTGAGAGAATGATTCAAAGTCACCTGATGCTGCAAACGCACGCATCTTAGATGCACTCATACCCTCAACACCATCGGAGTCGGGGTCTCTATCACCAGCAGATACAACTGCTAGTTCTTCAAAATCATATGCTACACCATTATATTTTTCAAGTAGTCCTTTAAATTCTGATACACGATCAGAACCAACTACCATAGTTACACCTGAGTATCCTTCTTGATTTAATGTTGATAGTACATTAAAAATGTTTGACATATCACCATCATTAACAATAGCATCAGAGTGTTCTTTAAACATCTGTTGCATATACTGTATCTTAGACTCAGGTTCCAATGGATTCTTTTTAGGATCCACTGTTCTACTTGGGTATATCCTATAGGAATCTGCTCCTTCAGAAGCAACAGCATCGAGTAGTTTCTCGTGTCCTATAGTTGGAGGGTTAAAGCGTCCAAAAGTTAAAGCAATGTGTCCAAGTCCTTCACCACCGTTCTCTTGTTTATAAGCATCTTCTTCAGCACCTTGGTTTGCACCTTGTGTTGCTTGATCTGCTTCTTGTTTAGAGACAGCGACAAGACGTTCACCACCTTCAGACTTAGCAACAATGTTACCTTGTCTGTCAGCATAGTATCCGTGTCCTGCGTGTGACAATCCTCGCTTGGCAGCAGCTTCACCAGCAACTGTCCTTGCTTCTTTAAGGAATTGACTTAACTTCATTACTACTTTATTACTTTTCCTTATTTATTTATCAACCCCAGTTCTTCTCTACTGAGAAGTTGGCACGGGAAAATTCTAGTCGGTCAACCAATTTTACTGCTTTTCCAGCTCTGATGGCAACAAAACCTTCGGGTGCAGTCACTTTAAACCCAGTATCAGTCTTGATATATGTACCTATTCCTTTTATTTTTTCCAACTGCTTGATTACTATATTTTTTGCGTAGATTATGTTCATATATGATGCAACTGTCATATAAACTGCTTGTTGATTTGTTGATAAGAACTGCATTCCATCTACTTTTACCTTCTCCCATTTCTTTCTTGCTGCCTCTGTCTTCTTCATACCAATCTCTTTGTCTAGAGTCTCGTTAAAGTATGCAGTAAACCCTACTGCTATCTTTCTAGCGTTCTCTAGTCTCATACCTTTCCTTACAAACCTGTTGAAGTACACCTTAAACATAGCGTTGAACATAAACTTACCAGTACCAGTTCCAACAAGTGTATCTAAGAACTTAGATGCTTGTTTTAATGATCCTTCTGTTCGATTTACAGCAGCGTCATACTTCGATCTCTCATTTGAGGTGAACATAGATGCTTTAGTTGCATCTTTAAACTCAGCAGTAGCAGCATAAACATCTTTATGTGTACCAAAGTTTGCTGTGTTGACACCAAACTGTGCTTGCATAGCACCTAGTTCATTACCAACATATTTTGTATGAAATACTATACCAACAGTGGCATTATCAACGTCTTTGTATATTGCTGATCCTTTTTCTACACAGTATGTGATAGTGTTAGGTGTGAAAGTAATACAGTTCTTACCTTTTATTTTCTGATAGTTCTTATCTCCATTAGTAAACAGAAGATCACCCTGTATCACACCTTTGATACCTAACTTAGGTAAAAATTGTAGACATAATTTTAATTTCTTAGCAAGTTCACCTTGATAATCGTGGAAAGCAATGTCACTTTCATTGTATATTACTTTCGGATTTGTCTTATTGAATACTGATTTTGTACCAACAAAAAATTGTTCTGTCTCAGGGTCAATACCACATACGATAGCGGGTGCACCATCCCATTTGGTAGTGATCATCATAGTATTAGGTTTTTCTGAGAGCATTTCACCCAACTCTCTCAGGAAACTAATGGCATTCTTACCACCTTTTGTTCCATCGTTGAGTATATCGTCTTCTAAATGCTCTAAGTGAGTGTTCTTTGCCATACTATTATTATACCATAGTTGCGTTAGTTCTGCCCGATACAAAAACTTTAGGATATATACCGACTCTTGCTCCTCTAAAGACTTGACCATCAATTTCAAACCTTCTATCACCACGATAAGTGGCAGCAAAGAATGCTTCGTAATCTCCCTTTGTGAATGATCTTAATCCTTCACTGTTGTTATACACTACGTGATCAGACCACTGTAAATCGAAGCAATTATCCTCATTTTTCTTAGGTTTTAGTATTGGATCACCTTGTCCTACCATAGTTACGTTCTCAATACCATTCTTTTTCTCTCCAAACTTAGTACCAAACACTGACAAACCTATAAGTTTAGTATCTTTTACTTTTTTATAGGTAGGTGCCTGTAGTTTATTGTCCACAACGTAACCTGACGTTGCTCTTAAAAATTCTTCTGTCTCAGGATGGTTTTGTATAGCAGTTCCTGCCTGTTTAGATAGACCACCATACTGTTGAAATGATTTTGCACCTCCTGCTTTCTTATGTGATATGTAAATGGCATCAATTTTTCTACCATTCTTTACTGCCTCTATAACAAAATCTGCTTTAGCTTCTCTACCACTAACTTTTTCATCTACATTTCTTACACTCACACAATTCTCAAAGTTACCCATAGGTGTACATATCTTTATAGGTCCTGATGGGATAAAAGACTTTACTAACTTGTCTAGATTATCCATAGCAACTTGTTCAGACTTCATTACGTTTGCTCTACCTTTAATAGGTTTCTCAATCACATTGAGTGCCATCCACCCTGACATATTGTTTACTGTCACGTGTGCACACTCAGATCTCTTGATCTTTTTTGACTTGTTAGATTTTAATTTTACTTTTGTATTGGGTGCAATCGTACGAATGATTTTATTACCTTGTTCGTTCCATAATAAAGCATTCTTCTCAGAATTTATGTTAAGTTCTAGGTTGTCCCACTCAGGATTGTTGCCAATATATTGATCAAATTTTGCTGGTGATAGATTTGCCACTCATCCTACCAAAGTCCGTCAATATTTATTTAGGTATAGGAGGTATATCAAACAGTATGTCATTGATGTATCCTTCAGCAAACTCAGGTGAAAACCATTTACTTAAAACTGCTTTAGTTTTTTTATTTTTACGTTGCTGTTTACAATAATGAATCTGATCATCAAATCTAAGCATAGTATTGACCCAATCATTATCTTTCTTTGCTTTCTTTACTATATCAATATAAAAATCAATAAACTCTTCTATCATACATCCATACAATGACTTCTCTTCATCATTACGAAGACGCATAAACTGACAATAAGGAGAGAATATATCTGCCCACTCTGGTAGTGGTCTCTTCTCCTTAAACTCATACTTATTAGCAAGTTTACCTAGTTTTTTATAGATTTTATCTGTTTTATATACTGGTGATATATCTGCTATGGCAGCAGTAACTACAGTTGGTGTTGCAACTATGTCAGCACCAAAAATAGGTATGGGATACTCTGGATCTGGATATAAAACACAGTGCATCACCTCTATATTATCAGTATATCCAGTTTCTAAATGTACTTTACGAAGACCACGACACTCGTGCATCTCATTAACAATAAAGATATCCTCTTTTTCTATAATAGGATACGCATTATGATGTGGTTTTAGATCAGGTAAATTTTCACAAGAATTTCTAATAATACTAGCAACGTGTTGTACTAGAGAAGAACTCACCTATCACCTTCAGCACGGTTTTCAGATTTTTCTACACTAAATTCACCATCAGGATACCTAGCAGCAAGTTTAATAGTATTCATATAGATAATCTCTTCCATACGTACACCAAGTGCCATACACGCTTGAGATGCGTACCACATTATGTCACCTAGTTCTAGCATTAGATGTTCTTTATTATCTTCATCGTATGGTTTACCTTGGAACTTAATCTTCTTGACTATTTCCATAAACTCTCCTGCTTCTGCTACCAATCCTGACGCAGCAGTATCAAGTCTCTCTATCTTACACCCTGCTTTCTTAAGTTCTTTGTATCTTGATACAAGTTTATCAAAATCTTTTGATTCATCACTTGTACATAGGTCAACAAAGTGTTGATAGGCATCTAGATCAACTTCAAATTTTTTACCTTTATTCTTTTTATCTTTTTTCTGTTGTTGCTTATAGGTTTTCTTTCCTATAGGAGGTTGGGGTGTGTCAAATCCTTTAGGAATTGCTTTTCTACCTTTTTTACCATCGGGTAAACCTGTATCAGCAGTATCTTCAAGAGGTAATTCTGACTCAGGAATTGTTCCATCAACTCCTGCAACCATAGGATTCTTAGGGGTAATCATACTTTAAAATCAGTGAATTTTTTAGAGACAACTTCAGTTGCATCAAGTTTATCTAATATCTGCTGTCCAGAATCAGAGATTGTACCTTGCTCATCTGCATCATACAGTCTCATTTTATTTCTGTCAAGTCCGACAACAAATCTTTTGTTGGATGTAGGGTCGTTGTAGCGGTTCTTTAATTGTTTGACCATCAACTGTCCTACCGCCTCCATATCCTCCGTACTAATGAGAGCAAACATAAAGTCAGCAGTAGCGGGAAGACCGAAACTCTCGCTTGTATCAGTAAGATCAATATCACTACTACCAAAGCCAGAACGAGTCGTCTGAGTAGCGGAGATGATAGGTACATTAGCCTCAACTGCAAGACCACGGAGTTCTTCAGCAATCGCTTTAACATACGTATATGAGTTTACAATAGCACCTTTATATCTAGCAGATGCACAAATATTTAGGTAGTCAATGTAGATGATATCTGGTTGAAATGACTTCTTAATTGCTAGTTCTTGAAGCAATGCTTTGAAGTGTCCTACGTGTGCTGATGCTGTTGGATATTCTTTTACTACTAATCTTCCAGTTGTTTTACCTTTTAACTTCTCTAACTTAGAATCGAACATAGGTTTCGGAAGTTTTTCCAGTTGTCTGCAATCCACGTTGAGACAGTTGGCATCAATTCTTTCTGCAATTTTCTCTTCTGCCATCTCCATAGTAATATAGAGAACGTTATAGTTACTTTGTAAGTTAGCACTAGCGAAATGGCACATAGCAAGAGACTTACCCACACCAGTACCTGCGAGAACAATATTAAGAGTCTTGTTAGGAAGACCACCCTTTGTAACTTTGTTGAAGTATTCCAAGTCGAAAGGAATACGGTCTTCACGTTTGTGGTAGAAGTCGAATCTTGCATCTGATTGCTCGAAATAATCGTGACCAACAGAATTATCAAAACTTACTGCCAACGCACTAGAGAGTATAGATGGGATAGCATCACGTCCTTGTTTTCCATCACCACTACCGTCAGCAATTTGTATAGATTCAAGTAAAGCAATATAGATTGCACGATCACGACACCATTTCTCTGCTGTATCTGTCAACCACTGTGCTTCTCGTGGTTCACTATCTAATTCGTTTAAAGTTGATATAACCTGTTTAAAACTTTCATCGTTAATATCTGTACGATTCTCAATCTCAATGGTTAATGCTTCTTTTGATGGAAGATTATCGTACTTGATGAAGTAACTATTTAGTTCTTCAAATAATATCTGATTGGTACGATCTTCAAAGTATTCTTTTTTAACGTGTGGCAAAACCCCTCTAGTAAACTCTTGATTGAATACAAGAGAGGATATTACTAGCGATTCTACATTATCCATTCGGGTTTGCGATCTGGTTTACGAAGATAATTATAGCATACCCAAGGTTTAGATGCTATGTAACGTTTGTATGCTGTAAAAGTGTCGATAGTATTGTCAAATTTAAACCTATCGTACATAGCACGAACAAATTCTGTAGGTGTAGGACTATCAGGAAAGATAATATCTGCACACTCAATAGTATATTGGCAACTGTGTGTCTTACCATAACGATAAGTATACTCTGCACACAATGCAAGACCGTGTTCTATCAACCAACGAAAATATGTCTGTGCCCATACTGTACAAGGATGATTACGAAATGCACCCTTCTCTGTTTTGTATGGTTCACCGTTTAGTTTAGGTAGAACACCATAACCGTGACCCCACTTATCTGATGCAACAATAGAAAGCATCTGACAAGTTTCTAGTGGCATCTTGACAATGTGTTTGTCAGGTAATACTTGTGCTGACTTTACTGGGTCAGGATCTGTAACAAAAATATTCATAGATAATGACAATATGTACCCACAATATACTTGTCATCACTGATAGCAGGAAGTCCTGCGTGAGGAAAAGTCCATAGTGGTGGGAACATTAATAGTCTACATTCGATTGCAGAGTATTTCAAGTCTCCAAAGACAGTTTCTCCACCGTCTGTAACAGTATTCAAATACCAAAACAATGCAAGAAATCTTTTAGCACTAGAATAATCTCCAACGTCAACGTGACGATCAAATCTATCATCAGTTCCTTTACGATACTTCTTCATTCTAAATTCTTCTAACGAACTTTGTAGAGGAAAGAAGTCTGTACAATCACACTCATCCATATATTTCTTACCATAGAAATGAGCAGATTCTATGAGAGCATTTTGTATCTGATCCCAATCATTATGTCCTTTCTCTAAGTGAGAAGTTATATTGTATTGTTGAAATTGTGGACGACCTTGCCTGTCCCACTCTTCTAATTCTTTTTCTTTTTCAAATAAATCAATAGCAACTTTGCAAACGCTTTTGGGTATAGCATTGTCAAAAACTCTGATATAATTATGATCCATAACTAAATTCTTTTTTAGCAGCGTCATCAAGTGCTTTCATAATTTCTGGTGTGAAATACTTTTCTGGTTCTTTTAACATTGCTTTAGGATAAACTGAACTCTCACCAACCTTGATACGATTACCAGTTTTCTCGAACACACCGTGTTCTAAACCTAGTTCAATCATACCATAATACTTATCAAGTCCTCTTTCATCATAAAACAATCTAGTAGAAATCTTTTTGTTCTCTCTTGTAAATCTAGATTTCTTAGTTTCACATCTAATTAAGTTACCTACAACATCTGTACCATCTTTTTCTTTTGCTTTAGATAGATACACGATAGTAGATGCAGCATATTTAAGACCACTACCTCCACCCATTTCTTTAGTAGGCATATAGGCACCAACTACATCATAGGTATGGTTGGTTACTATCAAAGGTACATCTGCCTTACCTAATTTCAATGTCAAGACTCTGAAAATTGCTTTCACAACTTGTGCTCTTGTCATATCTCTAGTCTCTTTCCCTGCTTCAGAGTCTTCAATCTCTTTAGTAGTAGAAAGCATACCAAGACTATCAAGAACAAACATCATAGGTTTGCGATCTTTCTGATCTAGTTTTAGATAGTTGTCAAGAACTACGAGTGATTGTTGTCTGAACTGTTGTACTGTAGCAACAGGTATAATCATTACTCGTTTTGTATCAATACCTCTTTCAGCAAACATCTGTTTAGATACTGCTGACTCTGATTCAAAGTAAAATACTCCTGCGTCTTTATTTGTTTCTAAGAAATTCTTAATAATACTTAAGGTAAAGAATGTTTTACCTGTACTAGATTCTCCTGCTAATGCTGTAATTTTATTTGATGGTAGACCTCCATTGATACTACCACTTAATAAGGCATTGAATATGTAACTACCTGTATCAATAAAAGAAGATACATCACCCGCAGAGATTCCATCGTCTGCTAGTGAGGCATACTCATTATCTATTGTCTTGATTACGTCTGTAAAAAATGATGATGTCATACAAAAAATGCTTCTAAGGTTGCGACTTTTTCTGCTCGCCATTGAATAGTATCTAGGATGACTTGCAGTGGGTCAAGGAAACTCTTCTGAAATTGTAGGTCATAATCTATAGAATTGTCAAGTCCGAACTCTTTAGGTAATGTTTGGAAAAATGACACTACATTCTCACCAATTCTGTTAGGAGTACGTAAGTATAAAAACTTAACCTTCTCTCCGTCCTTTATTATAGGATACTTGTGGTGGAGTTTCTTATGATTGATGTGGAAATTATATAGGAGAGCACCACGTACGTGTATTGGAGTACCCTTTACAAATACTGTAGCAGTTCCTTTGAACTTTGCAATATTATTACATCCACGAGGAAATGCAATGTCTTCGGGTGGTAACATTTCAAATTCTTTTCTGAACCTAGCAATGTAATCTTGTAAATCAGACTCATTACCGTTCATAGTTACCTGTAATGCTTCTTTAATAGCAACACGACAGGCAGCAGGGGTCGATGATTTAACTGCTTCGATACCCATCATTTTTAGTTTAGGTTCATCGTATTGAACACCCTCACTATTCCACACATTGAGGATGTATCTCTTCTTAGCAGTCCAGATGCCTTTGTTAGCGATGTTTTCTCGCTTCATAAACATCTTTTGTTCGTATGCGTTTACAAAGGTTGCCAGTTCTTCATAAGAATTCGTAATATACTTTTCAAATTCCACATCACACACCTTCTCAAGGAACCTGAGAACGCTTTTATCGCTTTTCTTTCTGCCCTTGAATACAGTTTCAACCAGAGGACCCAAATTAAGATAAATGGAATCGGTATCAGAAGCAATAACATAATCAATCTCCTTAGTTTTTAAAATTTTGTTGATGAAAGAGTTCATTTTGTTTTCTATCCAACGGATAGATAACTGTCCTGACAATGTGATTGCTTCAGCATTAGCAAGACTATAGTATCGGAAGTATTGGTTTCCGACAGCACCATAGGCACTGTTCAGTTGAATCTTACGTGCCATCTGGTTATTGTTAAAGGCAGATATGTCATCTAGTAGTGCCTTATCTTTAGTCCTTTCATATTTTTTCTTAGCAGCAATCATCTTTTTCTTATAGATGACACGTTCATCATAGATCTTCTTCATCATCTCTGGTAAGAAACCGTGCTTATCTTTTCTATACTGAGCACCATTAGCACATACACAATACTTACCAACTTTTATATCTTTATCTAACATCTTATCTACAGTTGCATCAGGATGTCTTTCATCTACAAGTGTTTCTGGAGAAATATTATATTGCATAATGAGATGTGGATACAGACTATTCAAATCAAATGATGCAACCCAATCGTACATACCAGGTTTAGGGTCTTTTACATATGCTCCTGCATATTTGTCATTCTTACTCTCTTCTCTTTTAGGTGGTACACATATCTTTTTCTTCTTTAGGTAATTGTAGATGAGTGTATCCCACATACGAACCTGAGAATATACATCTGTAAAATTAACCTTGGCATCATAAGACATAGTAACTGCCAGTTCGAGAAGTTTCATTTTCTCCTCTAGTCTGTTGACAAGTTCAACGTCTTTAATGTTGTACTTCACAAACTTATCCCAATCTTTAGTATAGAAATCTTTGAAGTTTTCATACTCAGTGTGATCTAACTTACCTTGTCCAAGTTCTACATTGGCAATATGTTCTAGTCTGTATGACTCTTGGTTTGTGTATGTAAATTTACGATAAAGATCAAGGTAATCAAGAATACTAATACCAACTAATTCATATGCAAGATTCCTACGACCTTGAATATAAATCTCACGCATATTTACTTTGTTCCAAGGTGACAAAGACATCATAAATTTCTCACCAAGTATCCTATCTAATCTCCTACAAAGATATGGAATATCATATAAGTTACAGTTCCAACCAGTGATAATGTCAGGTGTATATTGTACCCACCAGTGAATGAAGTCATCTAACATCTTCTGCTCTGTATCAAAGTAGCGATAGTTAGTGCCATTACCATTATACTCACGAGTTCCCCAAGTAATAAAATTACCAGAGGCATAGTCTTTGATAGTAATACAGAGCATCTTTTCTGCTGCTGCTTCTACATCAGGGAAACCATTCTCACATTCAACCTCGATATCAATAGTATAGATCTTCATATCTTTTAAACTGAAAGAGATGTCACTTGGGAATCTCTCGCTGATCCACTGATATATGAAGCGTTCATATCCGTGAACCTCAAACTTATCTACACCTTCATACTTTCTTAGAAATTCTCTTGCTGCTTTAGCACCATCGTGCTTGACCTCTGCCATTGGTTTACCATCGAGAGATCTCCAATCACCTTGTGGTGATGGTACAAACAGACTTGGTTTGATTATGTCCTTGTATGTTACTGGTTCTCCACCCTCATATCCTCGACAAAGGATGGAATCACCTAGCAACGTCACGTTAGTATAGATTGAACTCAAAGTGCCTTCTTGTAGTTTTTAATAGTATCTTCTGATGGATCTACTATAGTCAATATAACATCAGAAGTCAAGAACAAATCTCTTTGATCTGAATAAAGAGGATACTTTTCAAAGGTTTCTCCTGTAATCTTATAGCAGTTAGTAATTAAGTAAGATGGTTCTTCATCTAACTCAGTTACTTCCCCCATCAGATACATCTGATTTCTCAGAATTATTAGTTTTAACGGATTCATTGTGATGATTCTCCACGAGTGTATTCCACTTACCCTCAACTTCTGGGTGTGGATTATAAATTGTTGCTACGTTATTAAGAACTACTAAGGTTCTATTGTTTAATGAAAGAGGTATCCAAGGAAATAATTCTAGTTGTAGATCATTTATTTTCTGTGGATCTGATGACACTGAGTCTGCAAACATTGCTTCTGCTGTACAATCTATCGTAATCTGATAGGGATTTGTCAACATATAACCTATAGGTGAGTAATGTTCTTTGTCAGGATATGCTTCCTGCACATCAGCGATTACGTCCTCTCCGTTGAGCATTCTTACGATTTTTACGGTCATAATTTTTTTCAAATAATTCGTTGTAAACTCCACGAACAATGTCGGTCATTGCTTTACGTGCAGTAATGTTCTTTTCATCTGACAATATCCGAGCATAAGTCAGAATATCGTCAACCGCTTCAGTGGGAACATCAAGAGTAACACTCTCATATTCTCGACACTCTCTCGGTGTACAGTTTAAATAATGATTCATAGAAATAAAAAAGAGACCCTCTGGTCTCTTCTGTTTTAATAAGATGGTTCAAGATCGTGTGGATCAGGTTTATCTACTACCACTGAGTACGTTATATCATCCCAGTAAGAACGATATATGCGACCCCATATTACTTCAAATTCTTCATCGTCAAGGTTTTTAAATAGACAACGATCTTTTAAGTAAATGTGATACGTTTTCATAGAAGTTACTCTCCTAAAGTATGTATAACTGGTTTTTCATACTTAAGAATTTTATAAAGATCTGGATCCTCTGCTGTTGACACAGGAATAAATTCTTGATCAGCGTTGAATCCTTCAAAACGTTCTGCCTGATTAATTACTATTGAACCTGACTCTCCTGATACAGATCTATGAAATGTTTCTCTAGGTATTACTAGAGCACCACTATAGATGTTTAAATGCACAATATGATATGGGCATTTCCAGTTATAGTTTACAAGTTCAAAAGTTCTTTCACCTGATAATACACGGTTATGATCCTGTTGATAGCGATGTATGTAGAATTGTTTTGCACCTACCATATCATTTGGAGGTGATATAGCAGCATTAGTATGTACTACTAAGTCTTGTGCGTTAGATTCTTCAACAGATATATCATAGAAAATGACATCAGGTGTTTCTCTGAACACCCGATGCCTTCTAAAATTCACATCACTCATACTATTGGTGGATCGATCATTAACGTTAATTGATCGATGGTAATATTATACACACCCTAGGAATCTTTGTCAACACCTAGGTAATCTTTTCTCTGATGGTACTCTGGTACTATCTTTTTGAGATCAACTGTTAGTAGTCCATCCTCAAACTCTACACTCTTGACCTCAGAATCGTCAGTAAGTTTCCATACCCTTTCAAAAGATCTTCCTGCAAGACCTCTATGGAAATACTCTACGTCTTCTTTGTCAGTTTTTGTTCCTTCTACGTGTAGTTGACCATACTCTGTATAGACTTTCACTTCATCTTTCTTGAATCCTGCAAGAGCAATCTCTAGTCTGGATTCGTGGTTGTTAAGATTGATGATGTTGTATGGTGGATAGGTCTGATTTGGTACATCCCAAACAGAATTAAAAAAGTTATCGAATCCAATGCTGTTCTTTGTGATCTTGTCAAATAGATCAGGTAAGTCGGCAGCTTGGTACCTTTGAATAGTCATAGTTCTCCTTAATAAGCGAGTTGTTAGTGTGAGCCCTTTCGGCACTCATCTATATTTAGTACAAAGGTATCAATATAGCAAGTACGGTTCTCCGTGAACATAAGATTAGGTATATATAACATAGGATCATTATCTCAAGAAAATGAAAAAAGCATTCATCGCTTTTGGTATTTTGGGAATGTTGAGTCCATTGGCAGCACGTGCCGATTTGACTCATAAATTGACAAGTTCAGTCCAACTACAAGTTGACGCAGGCTATACTTCAGTATCGAGAGCAGCAAACTCATATAGTACCAGTGGATCTGGTGTGAGTACAACTATTACACCGTCTGGTGGTAGTGCTGCTAGTAATCTAGGTGGTATTTCAGCAGTCAGCACAGCAGGAGTTGCTACTTTTGCATTGCCTGATGTAGCACAAACTACCCAAGGTAACGCATACAGCTTCACACAGAACATAACAACTGGTGATGCTATTGTCACTACTGCTGCTGATGTAGGTGATGTACAAGGTTACAGTAACATAGTTTCTACTGCACCAGGTACTCCATCTAACCTTGCTGGTACAATCAGTACTTCTGGAGCAATGGCACTAACAGCTGGTGGAAGTGGAACCACAGCGACTGGACAGTTTGTCACCGAAGTTACCATACGTTAAACCCCTATATATAATATGAAACGAATAGGACTCCTACTATTGTGTTTCTTTGGTGTACCACTAAGAACCCTTGCGGTGCCTGTGGTCCCGAATTTCCAGCAAGGCTCTATGACTTCCCACACGGAAACTGAGTCTACAGTGACGGAGACCATAAACAGTATAGATTATCGCACAGGATGGGAATACAGCGTGACAGGGACAGGGGTTTCCAACAACAACCAACCTCTGAACCCTCCAGTGAATACATCAACAGTGACAGTAACACCGTCAACGTTAAGCACTTCGACAAACGGAGTCAGCGTAACAGGGTCGGTAACTTCTTCGTTCGACAACTTAGACTTCTCTTCACAGAACAACTTCACTATGACAAACCAAGGGGAACCGTTCCAATTCACTCAAAGTTATCAAGGACCTGGGATGACCAACCAGACAATAATACAAAGGGTCACAACTATAAGAAGCGTCACAGATACAACAAGTACCTTTACCCAGTAATAGCAACGGTTCTCAGCGTTAATTCTTTACCTTTACAGGCAGAGAATGTTGGGGGTGTGTCTGCTACTGCAAACCCGATTGCAAATAGTTCGGGCTCAGTGACCAACCAGGCAATACAAGTTTTACAAGGTCCTTATATCACAAACACATATGGTAATGGTGTGCAATGTCAAGGTAGTACATTGAACATAACACCATACATCCAGTTTGCAGACTCAAGGAAAGATCCTTGGATCGATTTTTATAATGAACCACAATATGATATGACCGACTTTACTGGTCGTGTTACACAACAAACTATTACAGTAAAGAACTATCCTTGGGAGTCTTGGTATGACACAAGGACAAAGGCAGATGGAACTAGATGGTTTCCTGATGGTGAAGATATGGAGATAACTGTAGATGTAGATGGTCCCGATGGAAAACCAGATAATCCAGGTAATGTTCTATGGAATAAACCTATACGAACTGATATGTCTGCAAACCAATCATTTAATGCTGGTTTATCTGCTACTCTATCCATACCACTGAACAAGAAACTACAACAGCAATGTCACGAAGCAGCACAAGCACAGAATGATTTGCAAGCACAAATGATTGCCAACAAGAGATTAGACTTTGAGATCGCAAGATTGAAAAATTGTGGTGAATTGAAAAAGGCTGGAATAATGTTCCATCCAAAGTCTCCATACTTCGCTGTGTGTGCTGACGTTGTAGTTACCACACCAGGTGGTCAGTTACAACCACATAGTCATAACATACCTAGCCCTAAGTGGATCAATCCCTCTTCTTCTTCGTCTTCTGAAAATCAATCTGAGGTAGTCCCTTCTTCTGGCGATAAAGATTTGTCTTCACTTCATTTGGAGAAGGATGATAAACAGAACCCCCTAGTTTCTTTCTTCCAGAATCTACTGCCTTCTTCAAAAGAGGTTTCACAATCCTCAGAATCAAGTCCGCTAGAGGTTTTGCAAATAGGGCAGATGCCGTAGCAACTGTTGCTATGACTGCGGTTGTAGATATTTGTCCTGCTGATGGGACGAATTGTTCGACTGCTGGTACAGGTTCCCAAATTGTTTCACAGATCAATCCATCAGGTGTTAGTTTATATTCTTTAACTTGCTCATCTCCTTTCTGGTTCCTGTCACCAATACGTCTTGCATTTATTGGTGGACAAGGAACCTCTTCTTTTGACCCTGTAGGGGTCTCAGGTGCTTCAACCTCTGGTGCTGGTGGAACTGGTTGTTCTACCTCTACACCTTCTTCTATCTCCTCTGGTTCACCATAGACAGTTTGCCACTCTAAACCACTCGATGAATAGTCGGGTGGTTCGTAGTATGGCATACCACCATCACAAAGAACTACATTACCTTTTGGATCGTCATTTACTAATTGTTTATTTTTATTAGTAGGATTCTTTGCGTTCTCTTTATTAATTTTTACACAACCAGGCATATCAATAACAGGAGTTCCAACTTGTATAGTAATAGGAACAGCAATAGGTATAGCGTGTGGTGTCTCTTGTATCCACAACCTATTGTCTACCTGTCTAATTTCTGGGATAGTTACTAACGTTCCGTTTATATTATAAGTTCCCCTGAGATTAATCTGGGGTATTTCAATAGGATCCACTTACTCCTCTTCTTTCTTAGAATTAGATTTGATACCTTTTTCTGCTGCGTATAATGCGAATGACTTAGTTGCTAAACCCTGCATCGTTTCTTTGATTGCTTGTGTGTCTGCATCAGAGCAGATCTGCTCTTCAAAACAACCTACCACTGCTCCTGCAACGATAAGAAGTTCTGCTATGACAACTGCGAATACTAAACGGAATGCCCAGATACCTCCGTTAAATGTTTTAATTGCTTTCATTTACTTCTTGGGTATGTAAACTTTGTCCACCTGACCAGTTGATTTTGGAAAGGCTTCCACTAACTGTTTATATATTTCTTCTGCAACAACTTGACGTATCTTTTCTATCTGCCTTTCCTCACGTTTCTCAGGACCATTAGTAACATTATCGACAATAGCATTGCCACCGACAACTGCACCAGTACCCACTACAGCGATAGCGGTACCAGTGCTAGTGATCTTTTGAAAGTCCATTAGAAACCTAGTGGTAGTACTGGATCTTGTGGTTTCTCTGGTGAATCTGGTGATGCCATAGGGTTGGATGGTGATGGTAAAGATAATCCTCCACCCGCTATACCCTCAAGTGCTCCTACACCTACAGAAGGCAAGACAGATTCCATTATTTTGCCTTTGACGTTTTCGATAATCGCATCCTTGCGTATGAATACGTAACCAAAAGCACCAACAACGGTGAGAGATACAATACCACTTGCAATAGCGATTCCATTTACAATTTTCTGCATAGTAATAAATTCATTAACAATTTTTATTTAGGTCTTCAGCCATATTGCCACCTATGTTAGCACCCTGATCGCCACCAAACATTGCCACCCAACCAGCAGCAACCCAACCAATAAAGGGGATACCAGAGAGAGCAGGAGCAGCAGACGCACCAACGCTTGTACCAACAAGACGACCTGTACCTTTTGCTGAACCGATTGCTTCAATACAGGCTTCGCTTTTTCGAGCATCACTTATTGCTTGTGCTTGACCTTGAGTCAAACCTGGTGGACTATCGATCCAAGACCTATTGTTTGATACAGGTCCTCCTTGGTTGATCTGACCATCCATAAAGTATTCTTCTACTACCTTAGTAGTTTCATTTGCTAATCCTAAGAAACCACCTTTCTCTTTGATGTCCTTAGTGATGTATGCTGTCTTGGGATCGTTTGCAGTATAACTGATCTTGTATCCCTCTTTATCTGCCTGTATGACATATGATGTATAAGGTCCTACAGGTATATTAGGAGTTGGTACTTGACTTTTTTTATTCAACATACCAATCATACCTATGTGAGACAGACCGAAGATTGCCCCTGCTGTGATAGCAAAGTACTTTGTAAAGTTAATCTTCTTCTTTGGTTTTACTTCTGCCCCAAACATTGCTTCATCTTGATCCATAACTATGATGTGATTTTAACTGCTGGAACTTCTAACTTAATAGTTTGAGTTGGTGCTGCTTGTGTTGCTTTCTCTATAAGCATCTCCATATCTTTCTTAGAGATGTTTGCACCATCACCACCAGAACCATTCTTCTTCTTACCTCCCGCTTGAATCCCAAAAGTAGCTGTGACCCCTGTGAAGACCGAAGCTATAAAAGTTGGATCAATTTTATCTTGTTCCCAACCAGGTATAGTAACATAATTTAATGTTAGTATCCCACCACTCCAAACCAAAATACCTAGTCGTACAAATGTACTAAGGATAGCGAGTTGCTCTTCTTTATCTTCACTGAACTCTTTGATTTTTCCTAAAGGACCTTTTGGTTTTTCTGCTTTAGTATCTGCCATAATGTGTGTTTATGCTAACTTATATAGGCTTTATTACCCCTCTACAACTTTCTTCTTTCCGATATTATATTTTGACTCAAGCACCCATTCCTTCTTATCCTTGTAGGAGATTACCTTTATCTGGTTTAATGGTGCAAGAATACCTAGATCGTTCTCTGTAACTATGTTAACTAGACCCCAATCTGATAATAACTTTGTGATTCTATTTCTTCTCTCTACATCATTAGAGGTAATGTTTGCGTGCTTACCATCTAATGCAAATAATTCTTTGAAGTGTACTATGTAATACTTACCTTTCTTATGTAAGATATGGCAAGACTGAAATAGTTTTCTTTCTTTACGTGACGCTACACCAATACGTGTTAATGTTTCTCTGACCTTTAAGAAGTCATCTGGTTGACGTAGAGCAACCTCTACCATATTATCAACCGACCAAGAAACGGTTTCCCCACTCATAATTTTCCACCTATTTTAATTTAGATTTGATCAATTCAATTTGATCTTTTGTCAGAATTCGTAAGGCATCTTTGGCTTTATCATCGTTATAATGAAAGTATTGCTTGACAACATCGAGGTCTTCGATCTTATCTTTGCGTTGCCACGGTGAGAACCTTTTCCTTTTTCTAAGAGTATTTAGATAAAAGGAATATTGTAAATCCTTATCTAATTGATGGTGAAAGTTCATTTCATTTGCCATCATAATTGCATCCATATGACTACTAAGACACCTGTTAATGATGAAGGGTGGGTACTTCTTCATCCACTCAGGGTCACGTAGAGTCAAGTCTTCTTTTGTTTCGTTGATGCTTTTTAGATAATCACCTAAAGGATATTGATCCTTAGCCATAGAGATGTACGTTGTAATGTTTGCGTGTTGGTTTTAATTTAATTTTCTTTAGTTTTGCTTGGATGTAAATCTTTAATAGTTTTTCAGAAGTCATTTACTTTTCGTTGGGTAAAATCGATACCTTCCATATGGTCGTATTCGTGTAGAAATATTCTAGCACTAAATCCCTCGAATTTGGTTTTATGAATTACTTCATTTTCATCTTCCCATTTAGCAACAATACTATAAGGTCTTTCAACCTTTAAGAATAAGTTTGGATAGGACAGACATCCTTCTTCCATTATCTCCTTCCTAGCATATGTCTTTACAATCTTAGGATTGAAACAAGTTATTGTTTCTTCTTTTTCTATGTTAGTCATCATTACAAATGCTCTTTCCCAGATGCCAATTTGATTTGCAGATAAACCAACACCATTGTAGTGCAACATATTCTCTCTGAGTAACTCAGATAAACTCTTACGGTCTAACTTGTAACTACAGGATTGAATTCTATGTGATAGTAAAAGGTCTTTTGGTTCTATTAGTTCTTTAATCATATTGGATGAATTCATCTAGTGAGTGTCGTTTGTAATTTGTAATCATTAACTCTTTTCTTTTCTCTTGGTCTTTATTATAACTACCAGTTGATCTCATAGTATATGTCAGGTCAAACTCTGTCTGATTAAAGTCAGTGAATAATTGTTGTATCTTTTCATTGGAGTTATATGTAATCATCCAATTATTAGTTGATAACTTACAATTATCTGCAAAGTTAATATGATCAAATCCCTTATGTAAGGTTCCACCCTTGTTTCCATATAAGAAATCTTTTATATCATATGGAGGATCTAAGAATACAAAACAATTACTATGAGGGAATGGTGTCTCTGGCAACCAGTAATCAATTTCACTGTCAGCATCGCTACCTACTGCTAGTAAGGGTACACGATAATCTTTATTAGTAATTTTCCAATTCTTAATTAACTTTTGATATTCTGGTAACTTATCTATACCTCTTTGTGAGAAGTTACTTACTGATGCTTGTTTAGAAAATGAACTATTCTCTGTCAATCCAGAGAAAGAACACTTGTTCATTATGTAAAAATATACTGCCTGTTGGAATGGTTCCAACTTAGAAATCATATCTTTAGCATTGGTAAATAACTCTTTTGCTTTTTCTTCAGTGTTATATACTCTCTTCAATACTGTTAACTCTTCTGCCATTTGTTCTCCTGCACATTGGAGTTGTTGCCAGAATGTAGTTAAGTAATAATACTTGTCGTTTACCCATACAGGAACATCAGGAAACCTTTTAGTAAACTCAATAGCAACACTACCACCACCGAGAAAGGGTTCTCTGAACTCACTTATCTCGTTAGGGAAAGCACTTACAAGTTGTGCTGCTGCTCTTGATTTACCACCAGGATATCGTAACGGTGTTTTCAAGTTGTTCATAATAAATCTGCGATAGTCTCAGGTTCTACTGGATGTGTTTGAAATACTAAACTGTATCTCGTAGGTGCATCCATCATAGGAGGTCTGGCACCGTGCCAGATCTCACTTGTAAATTTACATAGTCTACCAAACTTAGGTACGACTGACTTAATGATTTCTCCGTCCTCAATAAAGATAGTTTCTCCTCCCATACCAGCATCCCAATCAGGGTTTACATATATCATATAGGTAAATCCGTCAGGTGAATGTGAGTCTATGTGTGGTTTTGGACAATCTTGAGGGGTAAAAGCATTATAAAGACAACGTTTAAAATCTTGTCTATCTAACAGTTTAACATACTCATTTGCAATAGGTTCAAACTCACCAAACTCTTTGTCAAAGACTCTACCAAGACTAGGAACTTTGCTACCAAAAGCATCACCTAATTTTTCCCAGTGTTGATAGTTCTCAAAGTATTGATACGTATCCCACACAAACTTGTAGTCAAATAGATCATCTATAACTTCTATCATCCACCCATCCCCGCACCGTCCTTACCATATCCTTTTTCATCATACTCCCACATAATAGATCTATCTGTATTGTCATCCTTAAGTAATTTTAAGTTAACCATATTCTGTCCAAAAGGTCCTTGATTGATAGCACCTGTAGGCATAGCATTGAATGATATTCCTGCACGTACAAAATCTTGTATATGTGGTACAGTAAAATGAATCAACCAACTTGGCCAGACTATCAAAGTACCTGGTTTATGTGTAGGTGCTGGAACTGCATTTTCATATTTTGCTGATATGATTTCCATCTGATTAAATGATCTGAACAATACAGGATCTTGAAACATAGTGGGATGACCTTCAGTTAAACAGTATAACCCACTCCAGTATGACATAGGGTGTCTGTGAACATTGTGACAACCCGCACTATGCTCTGGAGATACAACACCCCACATCAAAGAGATCTCAAACTTACCATACATTTCATATTGTTGATCTAGTCTGATCTCTTCAAGACAACTTTCTATCCAATCTGTAGTAGGTTTGAAAGCATCTAATAGATGTAAATTCCCTGCTGTAGTCTGTACATTATTTGGCATATTAAACATCCCTCTCTCAATAGGATCTAACGCATCGAGAGTAGGTTCTACCAAATCTGTGTTCTCAAATGTATAAAGTTCTACAGGAAAGATAGGATGTTTGTTCATTTCTTTTTAAATTCTTCGTACTGGTAGATGAGATAAACACCTAGAACTACCCAGAATACTAATTCAAGTCCGTAATTGTTCACCATTCAGATCCTCCTTTTTTCCAAACGAATGTAGAATCATATACTGACATATGACTCTTGATACTATACTGCTCTCGGAATTGAGAAACAGCAGTTGCAACTGCATCTGATTTATAATCGTGACCTATAAACAATCCACCGTGTTTAAGTTTAGGATACCAATCTTTTAGTTCTCTTTTGACCTGATCATAATTTAACCACGCATCTAAAAATA